TTAGTCTTTGCTGTATGCAATTTTGAGCAGCTTTTCCTTCAGTGCCTTGACGCTCTTTTCGGAATTATTTTTTAAAGTAACTTGCCGCAGCCCAGCCTGCTCAGTCCATTGAATCTGTCCGTTCGTGATTTGTTCCAATGAAATTAGCCGCTCAGCAATGCCGTTCTCATCAATCTTGAATACGCGTCCAGGAGAGCCATAGTCATGCGCCACACGATCAAAGGCCATGACAGACCCAGAAGCCTCAAGACGCTCCCAATAGTCGAGCAACGCATACCCGAAAATTCCGTCATGCAGCGAGCGCTTAGCACCTCTGCGGAACTCAAATGAGTCTTTTGAGTTGTGAACAATCAGTCCCAACTCACCCAGCAAAGGCTCACTCAAATCTTCAGGGGAGTCGCTGTTTGCTCGCGGAACATAGCTTCGAATGCAGCACTCAACATCTCGCTTCAGGGTTGCCTGCGAAATTTTTGCCTTGATGCTCTCCAGTTCGCCTGCAAGTGCCTTACCGATGAAGTCTCTGTCGAACACCTGTTGCACCACGTGATTGAACAGGTAGTACCAAGTAGTCGTCCGATCAGGAGTGCTAGCAAGAAACCAATGCATCAACCAAACAGTTGAGATGTTTTCGCAGTAGGGGTCTAGTCCATGAAATTCGTTGAACAGCGCATCCGCTACAGATGTCACCTTGTATGAGTCATTGCTCTCTTCGAGAACGTTGCAGGCAACGGCCCAAAAACGAATTGAGCTGACCATGTTTTTTCCAACGCCGAAGTCAACAATCGCTTCCTCATCAGCGAATATGTGCTTAGGTGCCTCGCCAAAATAAGGGCGGTTTTCTACGGCATCGAAGGCCTTTTTTAGCCACAACTGCCGCAGCGGAAAGGTCTCATGACCCGAGAACTGAGGCTTTTTTCCAAGGATCGAATCATTCATCGGGACATGATACCTCTGAAACTGGAGAGGTTCACCAGTTCATCTCCTTCCCCCCAAAAAACTGTTGTTTTATACATGCTTATCCAGCCTTTCACTCCTAAAAGCAGCGTCTAAATTACCTTTAGAGCTTACAAAGTGATTTTTTCAATCATTTGGAAATTAATAAGTCAAACTTATTGAACCTTGGAGGTAAGCGGGTTCCCTAAAGATGCTCGCCTGAGCAAGATTTTTTATTGATCAACAGTTGATTGCTTCTGATACCAGCGCTGCATTTCGAGCAGCATGAGAGTGGTCTGTGCCGCATCCTTGCTTAGCTGATCACAACTCACGGCCCTCTCATCTCCAGCGGTAAGAGATAGAGCGTCGGCGGGGGGCCTTGCAGCTCCTGCGGGAGCTTCGGAAACTGTGGGCACACTCCCGGCACTGATTGGGGTGCTGCTGCACACCCCGACAGAGCGAAGACTAGGCAAGCGACTGCCCAGCGCCTTTGAGTTTTTGGCGTATTCATTTGAAATTTCTCGATTGATTTGACTTTGAGATTGCTGCACATCAGCGGCGCGTTGCTCTTGCTTGGCCACGACCAACGCCACGCGTAACTTCTCGGCATTCCACTCCCGTTGAATCCGTGACTCACCGATCTGAACTCCGCAGATGAACACCATCAGCAGCACGAAACCGCCCACCAGGTAATTCCAGTTGGCGTAGATGAATCTGGAAACCCAGCTCATGGCGTACCTCCGTCCAGAGCTTGCAGCTTGTGTTGGTTCATCAGATTGATCACCTTGTCGGCATAGCCTGGATCAGTGGCATACCCGGCCTTGGCCAGTGCTTGTGCAAATGCCTCAGCCCTCAGGCATTGGAAGCACGGCTGATAGCGTGGGTTTTGCTTGAGGAAGGCAGCGTGGTCATCAATGCTTTCTTGCCAGCTGGCGTACTTGCGCCACTTGGCAGGAACCACAACCCACTGACCACGGATGAATTCCTTGGTCTGCAGGATCAAGGTCTCGCCCCGCCAGCGGCTGTCGGCTTTGATGCCAAAGAGGTTCTTGCCCACCTTGGCCAGGCCCGACTCACCCCAGCCGGACTCCAATGCCGCCTGAGCGATCGTGATGCTGGCGAAGACGCCCGTGCGCTTGGCAGTAGCCTGCGCGGAAGATCCGATCATTGCGATGAACTCAATCGGCTTCATAGCAGCTCCTTCACATCTTTGGCCACCGTATCCAGCGAGTCATCCCGGCGCTTGTCGATGAAGGCAAAGGTCCAGCGCACCATCGCCCATCCCGGCAGTCCACAGGCAAAGATCAATCCACCCATGGCACACAGTCCGATGGTTGAAAACGCCCAGTGATGCAGGTCGAAATGTTCGACGGTGAATGCACCACCGCCGATGCTGGACACCACCGTGCTGATTAAGCCGACGGCCCACTCCCGCTTATTCCGAGGTGGCGTCATCAGCATGACCACCACGGCTGCCAATGTGGCCCCGCTCGCGACAGCGGCTGCTGTTCCTCCCAGCGCCTTGTAGGCCACTGCTGCTCCGGCAACCCCACTACTTGTCGGTTCTGGCATTCATTTCTCCAAAAAGAAACCCGCCGTGATTGCTCCTCGGCGGGCGGTTACAAAAATCAGGTTCAGATCAGGATTGATCAGCGGTATGCACCAACGCGTTCTCGGCCACACAAGTCAACTCAACCTGCTCAGCCCTAGGCTTGACGCTCATGACGCGCGCCAGCTGGGACCAGGACAGGCCCACACCAAAAGCAAAGTGCGTTCGCTCTCGGTCAGCACCGACTTGCGGCTCAAAACCAGGCAGAGTTTTCAGGATGGCATGTGTGGCCGTTGCGCCAGGCGTGACCTCGATGGCATCGGAGACCGAGCCATCGGGTTTTCGTAGAACGAGGTAGTGAACGGCTCCGGACTGCCAACTCAGCGGCTCAGAACATCGCACAGTTTTCGTCTGGCCGTCCCAGCTCAAGACCTCGCCACTCACGCCCCAACGAGGAATGTCATGGCTGATGGCAATCAAGTCCCCGTAGGTCGGAATCAAGCCCTCCAACTCGGTCCGGAAGGTGACGATCCGTCGGCGATACCGGTTGGCCGCTGCGATGTATTTCCCCTCACGCTCGCTCTGCGCCTTATCAGTGCAGCCAAACAACCTCACACGAGCAGGCTTGGCAGCTTGGGATCCAGGCAAGGACACCGTGAACTCATCTGGCTTCCAACTCTTGGGATTGACGTATTCGATCGTGACCGCATCCGCCGTGGCATCGCCTGGCATCAGGTACTGAATCTTCAAGCTGTTGCGCACGATGTTTCGTGCAGAAAAAAGCGCCACCGGGATGGTCTTGGGTTCATCACGAACGATGCGAACAATCCCGCCCTGCAAGAACGGCACAGCACGCCCCGTCCGGGCAATCTGCCCCAAGGCGTCCCACACCGTCTGGTTTTGATCGAACACGGCATTGAAGGTATCCCCACGTGCCGACCACACCGCATCCAACCGTGCCAAGGCCGCCAGGTCCAATTGCCGGTCTGGCAATCCTGCGCCATAGCTGGACTTGACCGCGTCCGCGAAGGCCCACGCAATCGAGCGAGTGGGTTGCAGTGCAGACCATCCAGTGCTCGGATTCCAGATGGAGAGCTTGCGCGTCACCTGACAGTTGACCAGTCGGGATGAGCGCTGCGACAAGTTGTCGGTCGCGCGCATCCTGAGTGCCAAGTAGGTCAGGTCCGTGGGCAGACTCGATCCCGCCAAATAGCCCTTGGCCTGGCCCCAACGCAGCTCGTGACCAGCTCGGTTGCTGGTGTCCCGCGCATCCAGGCGCTGCAATCGAATCTCATAACGTCCAGGCGACACCGCATACTTGAACGACAGGCGTTGCGCAGTGTTGGTGGCCGCCGAATAGATTTCGTCTGCTACATGGAGCCAGCCTGAGGTGGCATCGCCATCGTCGTTGATGCTTCGTATCTCAACCCGCCATTGCACCGAGCGGCTTTCCAATGCACCACTGTCGTTGGCGTAATACAGACCGCGCAGCATCACCACCTCGACACCGACCTGATTGATCAGTGTGCCCACAGGGTTCAGGGCGAAGGGACCAACAATGGAACCAGCGTCGCTGACAGCAATCAATTCCTGACCGGACACCTCTGGGGCCGTGACCACATCGGGATTGAACAAGGTGTTCTGACCGCCAGGCTCAATGACCTGCGCCTGCACCTCGGCAAACGAGCTGATCGGGCTGTCATCAATGGACAGCTCCTCCAACTGAAACTGACCCACACCAATGACGTGCAACTGATGCAGATATTCCTCGTTGTTTTCGTACTCGGTATAGGGCATGGTGGCCAGATCCGGGTACACCAAATGATGGCCATAAATCACGGGGACTGGTTGCGACAGACGTCCATAGTTGCCGCGCGCCTGCAAGGAGTAGGTCGGGCTGGGGGATGTCGTGTTAGCCGATGCCGAGGGCAAAGACTGATTGGGCAATGGCACCAGCGCATTCACGAGCACCGAGCCCGTGACTGCGATCGCAGTGGATGCCACTGCTGTGGCCAGAGTTCCCGAATACCCCATTGAGGCAGCCAGTGCGCCGCCATATGCATTGGCGACGACCAGAACGGCGATCATGAGCACGGTTCGCAGCGGGTTCTTGCCGCCACCTCCACCTCCTTGCGGCAGAGTGACCAACGCCACAACATCACCCGCATCGATCGGTGTCACTGCCCTGTGCGCCATCAGCACCGGCTGACCATTTTTGAGAATCAGGGTAGGCTGCTCGAACTCAATGCCATCACGATTCATCCACTGTGCGATCGTGGGCGAGCCAAACACATGGCTCACCTGCCGGTCACTGGGCTCGAATGGATTTCGCATCCAGATAACCAGTCCAGGACTGGGCAGGCCTGACATGCAAGCGCTTGTCATGGCAATTCCTTCCATCGGTAATACCCCTCCACCTGCCAGCCGTGACTGGCCAGAGAGCTCATTTGCTGAAACACCACCCCGATCTGTTGGGCGCAGTGCAACACTCCACCGCCGTCCGCATCAACCCAAACGCCAACATGCACGGGGTGTCGTGACTGACGCATCAACACCGCATCGCCCTGCTTGGGCACATCGACCGCCGCCCAACGCTTTCTTTCCGGGTGGTTTTTGAACGTATGAAGGACCGTTCGCAGATTCAGGGCGTCCACCGGGATCACCGGCAAGTCACGACCGAAGTGGGTCTTCTGGACCCAAAGAAAAAGGCCCCAGCAGTCAAATGACTCGGGGCCTCTCTCGCCTGCAATCCACGGACGACCGATGTACTGGATCGCCCAATTCGGTGAATCTTCATCTGTCATCGGGCCAACCCTGGAAACTCAGTTGCGGTGTACAGGCGAGACGGGAAGGTCTTGTTGCCAATGTCCGCCATGCGTGCCTTGGCCGTGACCCGCTGCACGTCGGCCTCCACCTCGGTGATCACGAGCGTGATGGGTGGATCCATCTGCGGGCCACTCAAATCGTTGGACAGGTACGGGCGATAGGTCACCTCTATGGGCGACTCCGAAACCGATGCTTCGTCCAAGTGCTTCACGATCTCCCTGGTGACGTTGTCCAGGGTGATTGCAATTTCAGGAACCGGCGCGATATCCACCGGTGGCAGATCCAGCTCAAAGCCCATGGCCACGAATTGGACCTGCTGGCCCGCATTGATTGGCGCTGATGCCTCAAGCCTTGCAATTAAGTCTTGCTGATCACGCACCACACGGATCGCCGTCGAGTTGCCTGCTTCATCTCTGAAGTCCGGGTGCCGGATCTCCAGTGTATGCAAAATGACGACATTGCTCGGAGCGCTTGCATAGGCTTCCCGCAGCGCCTCAGAAAGTGCTGCATCAGGCATGCGTCACCCGCACAGGAAATGATTTGACGGGACGCTCTGTCGGCACAACCGTATTCATGTCTCCATGGCTTTCCACAAAGCCGAGATGAATGACATCCATCGCAGTGACATTGGCACGACGGATGGACTCACCTTCAATCCGCGTGAGGATCAATCCCTGTGTCTGGTAGTAGAGTGCCGCCGCCAGCACAGCCAGGTTGTGGCTGAAGGAGTTGTCGCACGCGGCCTCCCAGTAACCATCCTCCAGGAACAGGCATGCACCTTTGCACAGCTGCGCTACTGGACAACAGGGACATTCACTTCGCGTACTGAAGTGGTAGGCCGTATTGAGGCTGATGTCTTCAAACAGATCAACGTGACCAATCTTGTGATTCGTGGATGCACTCATGTTCTGGCAAGTCATCACATTGCCTTTCATGTCCACCGCGATCGAATCATCCCGATCCATTCCACACTTTTGGCCCAGTGCCACCAGCGGGCGTGACTGGGCTTGGGAGCGCATGAATTCATCCACTTTGTCGCGCATGGTCCCAACGGCCATTCCTGAACCAGTGACCAACTCCCAGAACATCTGATGCAGATAGCGAGCGTGATCACTCCCATGGAGCGCCAACGACAGCCCGCTCTGGTCATAGGGAAGCATCACCTCTTCAGTGGCAAGCACCACGGCCTGCACAGGAAGATCCAGCTTTTCAGCAAAGTACAGGCGCACCGCCTTGAGCGACTGGTTGTGACGATGCAAGACCGTGTTGAAACTCATGCGGTCAATCGACATGCGCCGAGACACCCAGCGTTTGATCTGTGCCAGGCTCTCTTGGTCGTTCAGTGGATCAGGGCCCCGGTAAGACTGTGCAGGACCGTCATGCGACAGACCAATGCCCACATCAAGCGCCTCGACCCAAGCGAGCTTTTCGTCATCGAAGAGGGAACCGTTGGTGACGATAGACAACTGCGCATGCGGATAGCGCGCCTTGACCGCTTCTCCCAGCGGCTTGAGGAGCTTCCAATACACAAAGGGCTCGCCGCCCCAAAATTCAATCTTGACACCAGCACCCTGGCCATCGTCTCCACCAGCAAACCAGCCTTCAAGTTGCTGCATGAATGGGGTGACGTCGTCCGGGTGTCCATCAATGTCATGAGGCTGGTGCGCCTGAGAACAATACTGGCAGGCGTAGTTGCACTTGAGCCCCAATTGCAGCTTGAGGTGTCGAATGGTTTTGGATTTGCCAGCCGGGTTGCTGGGGTGATGCAGATGCCAAAACGGCGGCCACTGCATGTCCTCTTGCTTTGGAAATGCCTGCGGCAGCGGCAAAGGCTCTTCGTTGTCAGCCCAGACCAAACTGGAATCCTCGGGATCGTAGAGTGCCTGTCGCGCAAAGCCGTGCTGGCCATTGAGGGTCAGAGTGAATTTCATGGGATGAATTCCTCGAATGCTATTGGGTAGGCCTCGCGACACACCTTGGCCAAATCGGCACCGGGTAGCGTCTTGAGGTTGAAGATGTGACGGCCAGAAGCTTTGCCGTCGGGATTAGCGACCAAAACGGTCATCACCAGATTCGATTCATCGACCTGGATCACTTCGACGGCATAGCCCTGGCGGACTGAAAGATCGAGACTCATTGAATGGGCTCCATGGGATTGTTTGGGTGCGGGTACTGGATCTGGGCTTTGGCGTGCGCACGGATTTGTTCGGCTGACCAGGTCTGGTCACCACCCCGGTCATCACGGTGCGTGAAGCGCACATTGGTGACGATGGCGACCTTGTCGCTCTCCAGGTCGAACAGAGGAAACGTGGAGTGCTCCAGATAGCCAGGGAAAATGAACAACGCCCCTTGACGGGGCGTTTGTGCGAAGAGCTTGTTTTCATGTCGGAGCATCCAGTTGGCCTGCACCGGTCTGGGATCGTGAAAACACAACGCCCCGGGCAAACCCACTGCATCTCGCCCTTCGTTAGCTCCGAGATGGACTCGGGGGTAATAGGTGGCAACCAGTTGATTGCCTACATGGCGGTGCGGTATGGCCCACTTGCCCAGTCCACGCTGGCGATTCACGAAGGTGTTGTAAGTGATAGCCAACTCGCAAGGATCGAGCGATGGGTACGCTTGCCGCACATAGGCGGCCACCCTCTGCTCGATGGCGTCCAGCAAACGCAACAGCGCCTGGCTGGGTTGCTCACGCATCATGGACACGGTGTCGGCTCGATGCGCCATCTTGGCTGACGTTTGGGTGTGGCGCTCGTAGAAGGTTGCAGCCTCCTGCGCCAGGGCCTCCCGCACATCCTCCAACTCTGAGAGTTGGTCGATCAACACATGACTGGGCCAGAGGCTCAGCAGCTGATATGAATCGGTTGGCGTCATCGGATCAGATCTCCATCAAGAATCATTTGAATTGGGTGTTTACAGCCGTAAAAGCGGTTCGGTCTATACGTCCTTGTTGGATGGTCGAACTCGATCCATGGCCAGACGCTGAAATGCACGCTGCAACGACTTCCCAACCAAGAATGCCGATTGACCAAGGTGTGCTCGTAGCCCGAACAGTTCATCCACAGGCACTCACCCGGGTTGAAGCTCAGGTCATCCTGCCCATCAATAGACAGAACCACACCCGGTGACACAGCTAGGCAAATGTCCAACCTGAGCTCCTCAAAAATCGAGGTGTCTCGGTGTGGATGCACCAGTGGAACACCCCGAGGATTGGGCGGGACCAACACTGTCAGCCGCCCCGACCCAATGGTCAGGGTGAACTGATCGAGCATCGTCCCGATGGCCAGGTATCGCCCCACCTCCGAGCGATGCGCAAACGCCAAATGGTCGGCACCGCTGTACCGACATGGGTCCTGGCACAAATAAGGGTCCATCGCATCAACGGGATGCCCCGTGTGGGCCAACGACAGGTTGCGAAACAGGCCCGGACTGGCTGCACTGACTTGGGACTCCCAGATCAGCGAATCGAAACGATCAAATGCTGCGGCGAATGCATGGTCCAGATTGGATGGCACCGTCACACCAGGCACGTCCCTGATCGCTACGAGATGCTCAAGCTCCGGATTTGAAACAGCCTTGATGGCTTCCTCGAAATCTGTCGCGCGCCGCAGGTATGTGGCAACCGTCATGTGGCTTGGAATGCTGTCCGCATGCACCGACCACATCAAACCACCTCCACAGCAGCACCGATCTTGTGGCTGAAATACTTGAAGCCCACCTTGATCAGCGCCTGGTCCTGTGACTCCAGTCCCAAAGCCATCCATTTGAAACTTGCCACACCACCAACGATCGGCACCTTGGTCTTGGGCAGAAAACCTGCCTCGCACTCAAGGTACAGAACACCACTGCGCGTTTCGATTGCAGGCATGTCTTCGGTTTCATAGACAGGCTGAATCAACCTAACCGTGCAAGTGATCGTTTCACCTGCAGCACAGGCACTTGGCACGTCCAACTCCAGCGAGGGCAGCACAGCGTTGTAGAGCGAAACACGCGAGCGTACTTCGAGAAACTCGGCAAAGCCTTCGGGTGGCATGGTTTGCGGTGCGTACACCAGGACCGCCACCTCCTCGATCGGGCTGTCTTCAAAGGGGACGAAGAACAACACCGTGCGTGGATGCAAGGGACGGCCCAGCAGGAACGGGTTTTTGTGCAAGTTCGTTTGCGGGAACACCGAATGCAAATGCCCCAGGTCCTCCCAGCCAAATCGGGCCTCCAATGCCCAGTTGGTATGGATGCCCCAATGCTTGCCCAGGTCGATGTGCTGCTTGATGGTTGCCGGATCAAACACGAAGGGGCGTGAGCCATATTCCTTCTCATTCGTCTCCGGGTTGATGCGCCAAGGCGTCACCGTGATCGTCTGAGCTTGTACGTCCCGCTCGACGCGGTAACTGACAGGGAAAGCACCGAACGATTCGGCTGGGGACGGAATATTGAACAGGCGACCGCCAACGGTAGTTGAATTTGTCATCTTTCAACCCCTCAGCAATCGGTGCTGCAGTTGCAATTGCAGTTGCAATTGCAATTGGTTCGGCAATTGAAGGCGGTGGAGCCACAGTTGCAGTTGGAGTAGCTGCCGCAGTTACAGTTGCAATTGCAGGCTCGGTACCAGCGGTGGTACTCCGCGCCACCGATTTCGTCTTGCGCCAAGTAGTAGCCGTCATAGTTCAGACCAACGGAAGGGACGGCGTAGTTGGCATAACTCGTTCCACCGACTCCGTCGTACTGGCCACTGTTGGCGCAATAGTTAAACCCCAGGCCCCATGTCCACCAGTTCACATTGGGGGGAACCCAGTTGGCGTTGCTTGCGCAATTGCCATTGGGCAGATAGCCATTGCAGTTGCTGGCACGGTCGTCGTAGTACTGGCTCGAGCGCCCCATCTCTCCGATGTCCTGTCCGTCTCCCATCTTGTAGCCCGTGTTGCGAGCATCGTCACTGGTCACACTGCTTTTGAAGAGCGCCCCGTTGGACATGGTGAGGGTTCCGGTCATGGTCCCACCGGCCTTGTCCAACTTGCCGTTGATTTCAGTCTGCAAGGCATCATCCAGCCCCGCCTTGGGGATGCGCGTAATCGCCATGATTTCTCCTAGTTAGATGTAACGCACCACAATCCGCGCGCTAGCGGCTGGTGCTGATGTGAATCGCAAAGTCGCCCCGGAATTGACCAGGACGTAGGCATCGAGCGAGTCCTGCACCACGTAATTGACCGTCACGATCAATTTGTGGACGCTGGACGCTGCAGTGCTCAGACTGAAGTCCGTCGCCGAACCATTGCCAGAAAAGACCTGTGGGGCGACGTTGGAGCCGCCCGCCGCAGCGGCATACCCCTGCGCTTGGCTCATGTAGCTCTGAGCCTGTGTGGCCGATGCTGCTGAAGCCGTCGCAGAATTTGCCGATGCGGTGGCACTGCCAGCCGATGCCGTTGCCGAATTCGCCGCACTGGTTGCTTGCTGACTGGCCGTCGCTGCATTGGCGGCAATGGACTGTGCGTAGTACTTGGCCGAATACTCCGTCGATCCTGAAACAGGACCCGACGTCTTGTTCGCCCATTCCTCGGCTGCGGCTGCGCCAGACTGCGCTTCCTTGTCCAGATAGCGAACGCTGATCACAACGCCACTGGCAGGGGCCGAGCTGAATCTGAGCGTCGTTGTGGCTGGCGTGGTGTAGGCATCCAAGGGCGCTTGAGGCACCCCGGCAACTGTCACCATCAACGCACCGGGATAGCCGACAGGTCGACTGATTGTGAAATCCGTCTTCACGCCGTCCCCGGTGAACACATCGGCGGGGATGACCGTATTGGCCGTCACCGCCGCTGCCGATCCTGCCGCTTGCCCTGCCCAGTATTTGGCTGAGTAACCACTGCCATCGACCGTACCGGTGGTCTTTTGCGCCCAATCAGAAGCCAGTGCTGCTTGCACCTGCGATGCCGTCAACGACCCTGCTGCGCTTGTGGCACTGCCTGCCGCCGCAGTCGCCGAATTAGCAGCGGCAGTTGCACTCGCCGTTGCATCTCCAGCTTTGGTCGTTGCCGTTGTGGCTGACCCAGCTGCCGACGAGGCCGAAGCCGCCGCATTGGTGGCACTCGTGCTGGCATTGCTGGCAGAGGTTGCTGCCGCCGTGGCGCTGTTGGCCGCGTCCGTCGCTTTGCCACTTGCGGTGGTGGCCGAACCTCCCGCTGCAGTAGCGGAGCTCGCCGCATTCGTGGCTGAGGTTGCCGCTGCAGTCGCCTGCACACTGGCGGTACTGGCAGATGCCGCTGCATTGGTCGCCGACGTTGCGGCATCCGACGCTTTGGTCGATGCCGTACTGGCCGAACCAGCCGCAGCCGTCGCACTGGCCGCTGCATCCGTTGCCTTTTGCGTAGCGGTTGATGCTGAAGCAGAGATCGACTGCGCGTAGTACTTGGCCGAATAGTCACTGCCACTGACGGGGGCTGTCGTTTTGGTCGCCCAATCCTGAGCCAGACTGGCACTGCCAGATGCACTGCTGGCCGAACTTGCTGCAGCTGTTGCGCTGCTGCTTGCATCGGACGCCTTAGCTGTTGCCGTTGCCGCAGAGGCAGATGCACCGCTGGCACTAGTAGCAGCGTTGGCCGCCGATGTCGCAGTGTCGCTGGCTTTGGTGCTGGCTGTGGCGGCTGAAGTTGCCGCATTGGTGGCCGACGTCCCCGCATCGGCAGCCTTGGTCGTGGCCGTGGTTGCAGATCCTGCAGCCGATGTCGCACTGCCAGATGCCGCCGTCGCAGACGACGATGCCGAAGTGGCACTCGCAGCAGCTGCTTGGGCGTGGTACTTAGCCGAATATTCTGTCGAGCCGGAGACCACACCGCCGGTTTTGGTGGCCCACTCCTGTGCAGACGCTGCGCCAGATTGAGCTTCCTTATCGAGATACCGAACGCTGATGACCACACCAGTCACCGGTGCAGACACAAAGCGCAGCGTCGTGCTGGCGGGGACCGAGTACGAATCTATTGGTGCCTGAGGAACTCCGGCCACAGTAACCAACACAGCACCCGGATAGGCCACGGGGTGACTGAGGGTGAAGTCCGTCTTAACGCCATCCCCGGCAAAAACATCTGCAGGAATCACCGTATTGGTGGTCACCACGGCTGCCGAGTTGGCTGCCTGACCAGCCCAATACTTTGCCGAATACCCTGTGCCATCGACCGTTGCAGCAGTTTTCTGCGCCCAGTCAGAGGCCAGCGAAGCCTGCGACTGCGCCGACGCCAAAGCAGTCTGGGCATCCGTTGCCTTGTTGCTGGCCGTGGTGGCAGAGCTTGCCGCTGAACTGGCACTGGTGGCCGCATCGCTGGCCTTTTGCGTCGCGGTGGTGGCCGAGGCTGCCGCCGCTGTTGCCGAGCTCGCTGCATTGGTGGCATTGGTGGCCGCATTGGTCGCCGAAGTGGCCGCTGCCGTTTTACTGCTGCTGGCATCGCTGGCCTTGGTACTGGCCGTGGTTGCCGAAGTCGCTGCGGCAGTCGCGGAACTTGACGCACTGGTTGCAGAATCACTGGCCGCAGTTGCCTTGGTGCTGGCTGTCGAGGCCGATGTCGCTGCACTGCTGGCCGATTGCGCAGCATCGCTCGCTTGTTGGGTGGCCGTGGCCACCTGATTGGTCAGATCTTGGCGGGACGCATCAAGTTGGGTTTGAACCCCATGAATGACGTTGGCCACGCTCTTGACCTGGCCACCTTCCGTGGTCACGGTCGTCTGATCATCCCCGTGGACGATCTCATGGAGCAGTTGGGCATCCCCCTCGATCGTTCCCACAGCTTCATCCAGCCGGGTCTTGAGGGTCATGATTGGGTTCCTTTAATTGATCTACCAGTAATCAGCGGCAGCCATGGATTGGTTGAGCCAGGTGTGCAGGCGTTGCCCCAACGCAATGGCGTCTGGCCCAAGCACCGCAGCAACTTGGGTCTCGTCGGCAGTGAGCCGTGGAAATTCCTGAACTTCCAATTGCGCTTTGACTTGCCAGCGGTTGCCAGGCAACAGCTCGGTGTCCCACGGCGCAATGAACCGGGACTGCACCGCCTGAACGCCCAAGCCACCCGCCAAGGGCATCGCAAACCAGAGAACGCCTTGGTTGAGGACATGCATCCACCAGGCATCAAAAACGGCAAACGCCTCCTGCGAGAAACGCCACTCCGCACGCACCCGATAAAGCGTGCTCGTGGAGCGCAAGCGCATCCGAGCCGCCCCGGCATCGATGTCCGTTCGCACCGCATTTGATTGCGGGGCCAACCCATAGCCCTCGATGCGCGGCAGCGGCAAGGTGTCCGGCCAGACAGGGATCTCAGCAGGCAAGGTCACATCACTCATCGCAAAGCTCCTACCGCTGGGTTAAGCCCATAGCGACGCTCAAGCGTGGGGGCAATGCCTACGCCCTGGTTGATGGAACGATTCATGCGCGCCTCGATCTGCTCGACGATCACATCCAGCCGAGTGCTACCGTCGGGCTGCTGAGTGGTTTGAACTCTCGCATCCACGCCCGGGGCATGGTTGGTCACATTCACCAGCACCTTGACCGGCGACGGATTGTTTTTTGCCAATGCACCGCCCAAGGCACGCAACTGGCCCGGCGTGAAAACCGCCTCACCCGGCTGCGCGATGATGGGCACCTCGCCCGCCACCAAGCCACCGGTATGAAACCGCTGCGCGCCATCGAAGTGCTGCAGCCCGACCGAGCGTGTGGCCAATACATCGCTGCCAATCAAGCCACCGGTATGCGCCACCATCGTGCCGCCCGACATCAGGTCCGTAGCTCCAGCTGGGAATGCACCACCCAACCCATTGCCGCCTGAACCACCAAATAGGTTCAGTCCGCTCATCCACCCGGCCAAAGGCAAGGTGATCATTTTTTGGATCTGGATGCGCACCAGGTCCGCAATGATCGAGTTGGCCAAGTTGTTGAAGTCCACCTTGCCGGTCGTCACAAACTGAACCATCGCGTCCTCCATGCCCTTGAAGGCACCGGTTACGGCACGTTCAGCCTGCTTGGCCGCATTGGTAGCGTCCTCAATGTAGGTGCGCAGGGAACTGCGAAGGCCATAGTCAAAGCTGCGCTGGTATTCCACGTTGGCACGGGCGAGTTCTTCCACGATTGGCAACTGCCGCGCCAAGGCGTCGTTGATCGCAGCGATGGCCTCGGCCTTGAGTCCTGGATCGTTGATTTGCTCAGCCTGACGCAATGCCATGACAGCGGCTTTTTCCATGTCAAAGCGCGTCTGCAAAGCGGCCCGCTCAACCTCACCCACATCCAGAAGCTGGCGCTTTAACTGCAACTCTTCCTGCTTGAGACGGTTGTTGCCGATGTAGTTCTCGGTGATCTGATGGACCTTTTGCAGCTCCTTCTCGTACTCCTCGAACTTCTTGTCGGCCTCCTTCTGTTTTTCCATCCGCTCGATAGCGTCGATGTACTTTTCCGCTTCCTTGACAACACCTGCGTAGCCCTTGCGCTCGAGCTCCAAGGCCCGTGCGCGCAACTCAGCGCCTTCGCCTTGTGTGACACGCAGCGCGCGCTGCTCCAACTGCTTTAAGAACTGCAAGCCTTCGTTGTTCTTCTCAAAGCCAGACAGATCTAGACCACTGGGTGGCTTGCGGGGCATCTTGGGCAGGAACTCGTCATAGATCTTCTGAACTTGCGCAGCTTGTTCTGCGGTTTCCAGGACAAATTTCTGCCCCATGACGCGCACCGTGCGGCGTTGCTCATCGAAGAACTTTTCGATCTTGTTGACGTAGCCTGGGTTGTCCGTCAGGTGCGTCAAGCGGTCGTTGGCAGCCTCGACGAACCGATCGCGCGCCGCTTGCAACTTGGCGATTTCGGCATTGATCTGCGTCTCGTCATAGCCCATGGACTTCATGGAGCGCAGCATGTCGGTCTTGATCCAGGTCTCCACGTCCTTGGCGACCACCTGCAGACTGTCAAACGGCTGGCTGATCACGCGCTTGGCAAGCACCGCCGACTCGGCGATGAATCCCAGCCCGGTTGCGACCTCCTCGAGGAATGACAGGACCTGTTGTCGGTTGTGCGTGATGGCCTGCAACTCGCTCGTGAAACTACCGGCCTCGGTTTTGGCCAGGAACATCTGCTCCGTCAGGTCAGCGAGGATCGGCAGCAACGCAGATCCGATTTGGCGCTGCACGCCTTCGTTGACCGCGTGCAAGCGCTTCATGTTGTCGTTGAACTCCTCTGCAGCGCGTGCTGCATCGGCAGACATGACCAGCCCGAGGCGCTTGGCCTCTTCCATCATCTCAGTCAGTCCATCGCGCCCCTGGTTGAGCATGGGGATCATGTCCAACCCGTTTTTGCCGAATAGTTTGACGGCGAGCGCCGCCTTTTCTGCGCTGTCAGGCATAGCAGCGAATTTCTCTGCCAGGTCCAGCAGCACCTGCTCAGTTGGTCGAATCTGCCCTTGCGCATCCAGCGCCGACACACCGAAAGCCTTGAGCGCCGCACTGCCTTCGCCACCCTTGACCTTGGCGTCGAACATGGCGGTCGAGAGGAATTTGAGCGCCTTGGTCAGGCTCTCGGCACTCACGTCCGACAACTCGGATGCATACAGCAGCGCCGACAAGGCTTCGACCGAGACGGCGGTTTTCTGAGAAAGCTTGTTGAGCTCTTCGCCCACCTCAGCGACAGGCACGACTAACTGGTGCATGCCATAGCCGAGCGCTGCAACGGATGCCCCCACGATCATCCCGGCGGGGCCAAGACGACCGAGCACACTGCCCAGCATCCCTAGACGGGAAGTGGCATCTTCCATGCGCACGAAGGCATCGTTGGCCGCCTTGGACAGCAGATTCAAACCGGCAGAAGCAGGTTGAGAGGCCGATTCGATTTTTTTGAGCGATCGCTCTCCGGCTTCGCCCACGTCTGCCAGTTCGGCTTTGACTTTGCCGCCGTCAATGACAGCCAGTCGAATCGATAGGTTACGTTCAGCCATGTGGGTTGTCCGGAGATGGTTTGTTCAATGCTTGCGTCAGGCCCGCCTCAACGGCAGGGAATAAATGGGTCATGGCAGCAGGGTCTGCCTCCAGGGCCTTGCTGGCAGACATCCACGCGTTGAAGTCCATGCCCAGCACTGCGCCTTGAACAGCGCGCACTTGGGATGAACAGACATCAAGCACCGCAAGGGCCTGCCAGCCCTCTTCGGTCTGGGGCGAATTCATCTGGTAAGGGCACTCAAAGCAGGTCGTCTCGCATGCCCGGCAGTACGTGGCCCCGCCACCGAAGTGCCATTCGGTGCGGGCCTTCAGCCGTTTTTTTCGGCATCCAAGAGATAGAGCGCGGCCAGGTATTCACGCTCGAAGGCATCGGCCACAGGCCACAGCTCCATGAGCGCAGCAATGCCGTCCGGCGTGACGGCTGCGGCTTTGCCTTTGTCGTCACCCACGCCTTCCCAAGCCAAGATAGCCGCCTTGGCCAACTCGGTAATGAGGGTAGCGGTGCGCTCTCCGGCTGCCGCGTGGCCTTTGCCATCGATCAGGGCCGCTGCATGGCGAGCTGCCATGACCAGCGCAGTGGTCGCAGGTTTGACCTTGATGCGTACACCTTGGACCAGGTCGAGCCAATACGGCTCACGTTTCAGATTGAGTTTGAGCATGTTTGCCTCTTGGGTTCAGTACGCAACCACGTCATTGACGAGTTGCACGGTCAGCATGTGACCGGCTGCGGTGTTCTTGGCAGCCTGCCAGTCGAAGGTGGCTTGAATACCCCCCGGGCCAGAGATCGAAAGCTTGGGCTTGGGCAGGTACACCTCATGCGCGATGAAGGTCAGGCTCTTGGTAGCGTCAATGACATAGCTGAAGGTCAGCTCCAGTGGAGTGTTGTTGGTTGCGGCGTCGATCAATTCCGTATCCGCAAAGCGCACCTCCAAGTTACCCGTCAAGCTGGCCACTGTGGGATCGGCCCCTTCTATCTTTCCGTCGGAGCGAATCGTTTCGATGCGCGCCAGATTGTTCGAATAGGTCAACTGTGCGGCGACCACGTTGCCCAGGGCCTGGCCATTCTTTTTGATCGAACCCTGAAACTGATTGAAGCGGGTGATCGGCAAGGTCGTGGGCGTCGCGTCTGCGCTGGAGGTTCGCTTGACCTCCCCTTGGGCAATGAGGCCCAAGGTGGCGTCGGCTGCGCCCGAGCGCGCGAACTTCACCTGCAATGAGTTGGCCATCACACCCGAGGCCAAGAAGTACGCTGGGATGTCCGGCAGTCCCGTCTCCAGTGACAAGCTCGGCAGACCTGAGTTGCCAGAAACGAAGGTGTGGGTGTGCGCGGTGTCTCCAAGGCTCACTGGACTGCCCAGCAGGGCTTTGAGCCACATGCCGATGTTGCGAAGGTCGATGGGAATGACGATGTCGCCCTCGACTTTGATCACGTCACGGATGGGCGCACTCGGGTCTCGTCCCAGGCCAATCAGATCGTTTGCAATCAAGCCCTGCTCTGAGCCTAAGGTGGTTGAGACAAAAGGAATCTTTCCAAAGTCTCCCGTCGGTGTGTTGCCGTAGGTGGGTTCAAACGCCGCCAATAGGCTGGCGTTCGCGCCATAAGCACGAGCCATGATGAATCTCCAAGTGGTTAAGGTTTGTGGTGCGATCAGGCCAAGGGATGGCTGCTCGCGTAATACATCACCACGTCCAGCGTGCAGGCCTTGATGCCCACAGACCCTTCGGGTGTGACGTCTTCAAATTTGGGCGGCATCACTTCGGTGTGGTCGATCTGTCCAGACAAGGTCGGATCGGCCAAGACCAGGGTGCCCAGCGCCTGAAGCAATTCATCCATGCGCGCGTCTCTGGCAGA